CGATGGAATACATTACACTGTTAATCTGACAGTAATCTTGATGGTACAAATTTTTACCAGGACTAGGCTTAAAGCCGAATTCTGTAATAGTTTCGCACCATTTTTGATAAAATGTCTTTTCGCAGCTGAATAATATATCATCCCCGTTAATTTTAACGGGTCGCGTTTCCTTTATGTACTGAAGTGATACCTTTCTTCCCTCGTGCTTCTCGATAGCAAATCGATATGCACTAAGGTTAGCGATACAAAGTAGAATAAAACTGATGATTGAACCCATAAGTTGTCCATTCTTTTGAGAAATTTTAAGATGTGTACCATCCTCCCTATTTTCAAAGGGAAGATTATACTTATCGAAAAGTGACTTAAAGACTGGATAACAAAGTTTCCAATTTTTCCAATCTGAGCTAGGTATACAGCGCTCAAAATGATAATCAATTTCACCGCCCGTCAGTGCATTTCGGCACATCTGGTATAAACGGAAATCCTTGATTCGCATCATGGATTTCAAGATGGTTTCTGTTACCTCCATCTTTAAGTTGTCTGTAGCAGCGGAATAATCGCCACTTACAACCCACCAACTAAATGGTGTCCCGTTTATTACGGATTCTACATCACTAGGATTGACTGGTCTTCCGATAAGATCGAAAAATCCCGAGTGGTGGTTCTTTAAGTAACGCCACCATGTTTTCTGAATGTCTTTCATGCAAAGGTACTGGTTCCATTTAGGTTTCGTAATAATACGTACCTTCATAGGTTCCAAGATACAACTAGGTTCACTCAATGGAGTCTCGAAGAGACTCTTATGAGCTGCTTCCGCAGCCTTTGCATAGATTTCCGCGCAAGTTGCCCAGGGTCCCCTTAGTTCAAAGGGTTCCCAGTCGCGGTAATGACCATATCCATAAAATTGCTCAGATAAAGAGCCTTCGATAGTAGTCACATTCCCCTTGTCGTCCACAATATAGTACGGAGATACTTGCCTTAAGAGTTGTCCCAACGCGCCGTAATTCTGATAGTTACTCTCAATAGTCGATTTTGCAGAAATGCAATTTCGAGTATTAGTATACTCATCTAAGAATTCGAGCTTGTCGAAGAATTCTTCACAAGTTCTCTCTATACAATCGACTGCCTCTTTGGAAAGAGCGTCTTGTTGTGTAGATAGTGCCCGCGCATGCTCCAAAAGGTTTTCAACAACCTTCTCTTCACGTACAGGCAACAAACCTTTCTTGAATCCTTGAAATACGGTGTAAATCAGTTGCTGATTCACCTTCTTTCGCCAATTCTTTTTAGACCGCATTACATTAAATTGTATCTGCAGTTTCAAAGGAAAAAGCTTAATCCCAAGGAAATAGGGTTTGTTGTTTAGGGGGACATAAGTCCTATCGAACCTAAAGTGCCTTAAGAAAACAAAATTAGCCGAATACTTCCACTGATCTATTGCTAGACCAACAAAACATATTATTCTATATTTCACCTCCTCAGCTAAAACTTCTCTGTCATCGAGTTCAATCGAGAAAAGTTCTAGCAGCTCCTTAAGTCTACGGATATAATCTTGAACTTCAGTTTCAACAAGTTCGAGATAACTAAAGAGAGAATTTTTGATGACATTTCTCTCTTCGAAGGTAAGTTTCCTCACCTTGCGATCCGACGGTCCTCTCACCGGGTGAGCTTTCTTGTTATATTCTGAAAGCTTGCCCAGCAAGTCAACATCGCTAAATAGTTCAAATTGTTCATGATACCTATTATACGTGTTGGACGCGTACGTGGTTCCGTGAATCGATAAAATCATAGGAATAAGTTTATTTAGGCTCTGGCTACCAACCAGAGTTAAAACTTCTTTGATTTTAGATTCACGCTCTTCCACGGGAATTCCGGACGTGGGATTTTCCATTTCCCATATTCGCTTATATTGATCCACGAGAGTGGTACTCAATATAAGGGTTGAGTGCTGATCCATTGCACTCGCCGTCGCGTTAACATTTTGTCTCTTTTCCATTTCTGCAAGTAGTTGCTACTGTATTAGAAATTGGATATCCTTGTAGTTAATAACAAGGGCGTGCTATAAATTATGATCTAG